TCAGGCTCCTCCAAAGAAATATACTCAATCATCAAATACGCCGCTGTTGGTGATAAACGCAACGGCATTGTTACACCTGGAACCAGCCCACCTGTAACTGGATTAGTTCCCATAGTGGCGTTCATTGTATAGACCGGCCCAGTAGGTCCAGACGACGGACTCGTTTGCCAAAATGGGGAACCCAATATTGGTAACATAGGATTGAATGGTGGTGTATAGGCCGGTGTATTAGAGAGCCCAATCGTAAGCGGATTCGCGCGTGCCTCGGTATATATCAGATTATTAATCGGTTGAAAAGTGACATGTATTCGAACAATATCGTTGGCAAGGGCCTGAATTGGGAGCGCATGCGAATGGATACCTGGTCGTGAAAACCAGAACGGTATAGGAATATATACTTTAGTAGGAATTGGTGTAAGATATGTTGTATTTGTAAAACCGTAAGCTGTTCGTTTTATCATATAGTTTTTCGCAAGCGCCGATTCCGTGGTTTCGTACAACTCGTCTAAAATCTCTAGTAATCGTCCGTCTAGCGTTTCAACAATTTCACCACCGATTTCCAACTCGATCTGTTGAATCATCGCATGTCCTAAACTATTCGTCCAACCGAAGAGCGGTCCTAAAAAATTGCCTAAATGTTTCGGGTCAATCACGGAGATATTCGGATTGCCATTCGCAACCTGAATCGCACGTAGTTGTTGTGTGTAGATATCAGGCATCTCTACCACAACCATCACCGCATTTATCAACTCGCCAATCATAGGTAGGGTGACGCTAACACGTTGGCCGAACTCGGGCGCACCATCAAACTCCACTTTATTCCATTGTGCGGCCCATCTTGTCGTCTTATTAATAACATGAACAAACTGATGTATGTCTGGGTTTCCTCTTGAGATCAGACGTGAATCAGCCAGACCCGTACTAACGAGGGTTAGGCTATTTGCCGGTGTCGCAGCCATCCTTGTTATGTAGGGTTAATTTATGAACGCTTAAACCATAAGTTTTCGGTCTACCGTTTCAACAATCAGAGTATCGCCAGCCGAAACAACATCTGGTAAAAAACTCATTATTGAACGTTTATTAGGCATAATTATTTCCATCCAATAATATTGTTGCGGATAAACTTTATCAATTGTTAATTGACGGTATTGATATACAAACCATGAGTGTGGATTTACTGGTATTTTATGTTTGAAGTCTTCGTGTACAAAAAGTGTATTGCCTTTTCTAGATTCAATATTAATAAAATGGCCTAAATTTTTGATTGTATGATTACCACCGCGATAAATATTATCTACTATGAGACTTCGTTCCATCAATGCGAGAGGACGAAAGCTCAGAATATTTGAACCATGTTTTAAAATATGTTTTGAAGACATGTTATATTAATACGTCTTTGCTGTATCTTTAAACAGATGAATACAACTCTTTTAGAGTGCGGGCCGATGGATCGGTTACACCTGGAATCCAACGAGGAAGCCACATATGAGGAATAACAGTTGCCGCCTTATCACCATACGCTTCTACGAAAATCTGACGATACCAGCGTGCTTCGTCGGTTTGTGGCGGATTATGTTCGTATTGTTTTTCGTTGGAGGTGAGAGTTTTTGAAGCGTATTCGCTTGCTCTCAAATACCAAGAATCGGTGGTTGAACTAACGCCATCACTAAATGCCTCCTTCTTTCTCATTAAAACTTCTAATGGTAAATAGGCGTCATGTACGAAAGCTTCGCGTAAAATGAACTTCTCCTGTATTACACCACGACCTTCCGCATTTTCGTTTTTTGGTCTTCGTAAATAAGTATCAATAGCACGCCATGTAGCAACTACACTCTTATCTAAAAATGGAGTACGTGCCTCCAATCCGTGGGCCGCCATACAACGATCGGACCTCAAGACATCGAACAAATGGATTTCACGTAAGAGACGTTCCGATTCCGCTTCAAACTCTTCATCGCTGGGTGCCTTGTAGAAATACAAATAGCCGCCGCCGATTTCGTCACTACCGTCTCCATTGAAAATCACCTTAATATCGGTATTCTCCTTGATATACTTACCGATGAGCCAGTTGCCTACAGAGGCGCGGACTGTAGTAATATCGTACGATTCTATATCTCGAACAACTTGTGGGATGGCATTCAAAAAGTCTTCTGGTGAGACAACCACTTCGTGATGTTCCGAATCGATGAACTTGGCGACCATTCGTGCGTAGGCAAGGTCGGTTGATCCAGGCATACCGATACTGAAGGTATGAAGTTTCTGGTCTTTTATTCGTAATTCACGGGCCGCTATTGCCGCTATTAACGAACTATCTAATCCGCCGCTCAACAGCGCACCAATAGGACGGTCGCTCAAAAGGCGTTTTTTAACTGCTGCGAGGAGTGCTTCATGGAGACCCGCCTTGGCGAATGAGGGACATTCAGGATGCGCAAAAATTGCCAACTTTGTATGCGGGATTTCGTGATATCTGAATTCGGAGGTGAGTTTGCCCGTAGTTAGATTGTATTGGCGCCAAGTGCCTGGTGGAAATGGTTTTACTGTGTCGTATCCTAGTGGTAAGGCCTTGATTTCAGAAGACCAAATACGACCGCCATCAGGATATTCTGCTTGAAAAAGCGGACGGACACCATATGGGTCACGTGCCACTAGGAGTGTGTTAGTGCCAAGGTCCACATTCACGAAAGCGAATACACCGTCAAGAGTGCGAACGAGTTCAGTAGGATGGAGCAACTTTGATAAATAGGGGATAACTGCGCAATCGCTGGTTCCTTCTGGGAGCGGAAGATTCCAGCGTTTCTGTAATTCTTTATAATTATAGATTTCACCATTACAAATGGTTGAGGTTTCAGAATCGATCATAAATGGTTGCTGGCCAAATGGAGTCAATCCATTGATGGCGAGACGTGTAAATCCCAATAAAACACCGGATACATCTTCTAAAGTAATATATTCAGGTCCGCGGGGTGTAAGTTTTTTAACATATTCTAATGCCTGTTCGTTGGAGAGATTTGAAAGTAGTGCGGCCCAAATTCCACACATTATTCTAATTTACGGAAATTGGTTAGTTTTCTTTTTTAAACGAATTATACAAATCCAGTTACCGTGGTTTCTCCACGATCGTTATCGTCCGCGATAATTTCGGCTGGCAACGCTTCATCTGCTAAGTTGGATTGTCCTTCTACTGGGACTTGTTCAGCAGCGGCTCTTATTTCCCAATTGATTGCATGGAGTGCCTGAGCAGTATCACGTCCGTTCATAAAACTAACGGCCTCCTTCCAATCAACGACTTTTCCATGTGGTCGTAAGTTATTGATATAATGGTTATGAAGTCCGAATACAAATGGACGATATTTAGCCGCAATATTTGCCTTGTTCATACTGCGAGTTTTGAAGACATCGTTGTATATATGATAAACCGCCGCTGTGATCTGTTTCCATTTATCAACGACTTTCTTTGCTAAATCACGTTCTTCAGGATAGATCGCTAAATAATTGCGAAGTGTATTCGAGCGCCAGAGAGAGAGCCAAAGGAAGTCGCGACGAGCCGAATTACCTCGCATCTTACGAACTTGGTTGTATGCCGATGTTCTGATTTTCCAGCGTTTATTCACGCCCCGCTTTACCACATATCCTTGAGTGTTATGTTTGAATTTAGCATTATCTAACAAAAGACGTGCTCTCAAATCATCCCAACTGGGTAAACTCAAATCATCCCAACTGGGTAAAGTTACCGGTTTTACATCAAATTGTGTTTTTTCACCGAGGGCTGCGGTGAGTTCGCCTCCAGCATAGCGTTGCTTTTGGACACAAACAATGGTTGGACTAGGAATACTGACAACAACTCGGTTTTCAGGATGTTGTAATACCCATGAATATTGAAGTTCTTTGTTGAGACCTTCTAAGAAAGTGTTCCAACTATCTTTGTTTGGTTTCAAACTAATAGAAATAGCCTCCTTGAAAAGCGTTATGAAACTTTTAGTTTGGCTAAAGAAGCGACAATTGGCATCTAGAGTTGAACGGGTATGAAAGCGCCATTCCTTATTGTATTCGTCGTAGAATCCGCATACCATAACACCGTCAACAAAAGGTTCAATGGTATAATCAGTAATAAGAGTATCTTCTGGCAAATCTTCGCCATTCTCGCTCTTCATAGGTGCGATACTGACTGGAATATTTTTAGAGACATCCCATACGACCGATCGGAATGCACGGACGTGAGGGAGGTCTAAATTACTTTTACCCTTCACATAACGAATGAGAGCGAAAGGTTGTTCTGGCTTTGAATGATCATCTACGCGAAGGAAGCCACCCGCTTCGCTTTTGAGAAAGGAGGAAAGAGATTCCCATGTGGGATATTGTGTGGAAAGGGAGGAAAAGACGGACATCTTGGATATATTAGATTCGGTTGTGTTCTTTAAATTTCAAACGATGACGTTATCAATTTTTTCAAATTGGCCTAAAAGAGACATTTCCATACATTAGAGATGGACATTGAAAACGTGCCCGAATTGGGCGATTGGATTACCATTATTAGCGATAAATATGGAACCACCTCTGGTCGCATCGTTTATCGTGATGAAAAACTCATCCGTATTCGTCCTACCGAATCACGAACAACCGGTGTAGACTTCCCATTAGATCCAGAAACCGGTCTGTTCAGCGAGGCACTCGGCGTCCAACAACTCCAAATCCACCAAAAGCGAAACTATGTACACTTTTCTCTCCAATTATCGGTGCTAAAAGGTGACGAATTAGAGTTTTACAGCAACGACGGCAAACTACTCGGTACAGGAACTGTTGACCGTATAATTGCTACCGATGATAACGACGCAATCGTATTAGCCGATGGAACTACAATAAACTTCGACTTCATCGGTCCTCCTCCACCATATGATATCATATCACCCATGACAGCACCTGCTCCACCTGAAAATAATAGCGAATCAGTCGCAGAACCAATAGAGGAAACCGAAGAAGAGGTATCCCCGGAACAAGACTATGTAGAGCCCGCTTCACTTATAGAGGAAATCCCTACTGAAGAACAAACCTTTGACGATGATACACAGCGAGAAGATATGTTTTTAGGGTTGCTTTCTCTAGAAAAAGAGTCGGCCAAACGCAATCCAAAGGTGAATCAAAAACTCTATAATCTCACCGATTTGATGTTGGCTATGAAAAACTCACTCGTGGTTCGAGATAGAGCAGGTGCTATTCGCCCCAATGTTCCCTCCACTTCATATGTAATTGATACACTACAGGATGTTTTGGAAAAGAACCGCACCGGTGATTCTCTTCGTGCTTTTCTACCAGTTATCGGCGTCAAGAAAGTACTCTATACTGATGATCCGCAACCAGTTGAACGCGAAGATATTGTAACACGCTCAGACTTCGGCACATTGAAAGGGTTCTCTGTAAACGAATTACGCTTCTCTAGAGACAATACCGATGACGCCTTTATTAACTATATCAACTCTACACTTCGAACAATAGAAGCGTATGTTCCAGCTACTGCGTCAGATACGAAAATACAATACGATATGGACGTACTACGTTCACAATTACCACCAACACCTGTTGATGGATTCGGTTATGACGTAGTTCCAGATGCCTTAGACAAACAGAGACATTCTATTTCGCTTTCATCCGATTCTATTGGTACTATTGACAACAGATATATACGCTTAATTTCCGCCTCATATATACGCAATCCTAAAACCGGATTATTAACGACGGTCGCTCCTGCCGATTCTGGAGACGTTCTCTCACAAATTATCCTAAGCAGCGATATATTAAAGTTTCGTTCTCCCATCCGCTCTAGCGTACTTTTATGGGATATCGGTGCGAGTGAGCTTTCGCGTCGTATTGCGGGTCTGTTTTACAAAAACATGCTCAGCCGATGGACATCCCAAACAACATACGATCCAGATACGGTTGTATCACTTTCCGATTTCTTATCTGACCGCCTACCAACTGCCACCTCATTTCACGACGAACATCTCACTTCTATTCTCGATTCTCTCGGTTTTCGCAATCTAGAAATATCTACTACCGCTTTCGATCCTATAAAAAGAGTCATAGACATCGGTATCGCAGAATGGCAGAATCGTTACAACGAACTTAGTAAAGCGGCAAAAGCGGCTCGTAGTTCCGCAAATATGCCCGCAATCACGCCTCTCATCAACGACAGTTCGCCTCTTCTCAATAAAGAAACACTGTCAAACGATCTCATTAAAGCGTATCTCGATCGCCGTATGGCTAACGAAAATACCCTCAAAACCTACGATTTCAATATTATTAATGCTCTAGTAACCGCTGCTGGTAAAACACTCGGACCATATTACTTCTCGGTTGCTGCCGGTGCGGCCGATGCCGGCGCTGCGACAACCTATAATGCCGAATCTTTGCGTATTCAAAGAAACAGGGAGATAGCCGAAAAGGCTATTAGTTCATTCAA